AACGGTATTTCATGTCGGTCGACGAAGCCGTGAACCTGATCGTCAGCGTCATAGGATTGGAACCGCAGAAGGGCGTCTTCGTCCTCGACATGGGAAAGCCAAAGAAGATGATCGAGATCGCTCGCGACCTGATGGACCAGATGCGCTGTCAGGTCAAGATCGAGACGATCGGGCTGCGGCCCGGTGAGAAGCTGACGGAGGAGCTCGTCTACGGCGGGGAACTGATGCCGACGAGCGTTACCGGAATCAGCGTTGTCGAGGAACACGGCACGGAGATGGATTCGATAGACCGCGTCAATCTCGGTAAACTGATCGGCATCGCTGACGACTACGGCGAACGACTCAAGTCTCTCGATCTTCTGTGGAGTCTGGCGCGATGAAAGACTGCACCCTGATAGTTCCGTATTATCGCAACGTCAAGATGCTTCGCGAGCAGGTCGAGGAGTGGCACCTGTACCCGAACCAGATTCGCATCGTGGTTGTCGACGACGGAAGCCCAGAACCAGCGGTCGACGTGATCAGGTCCGTTGTCGATCCGGATCTCTTCTACGACAGATTAGAGGTGTATCGCATCGGCGTTGACATACCATGGAACCGGGGAGGCGCGAGGAACCTCGGGACCAAGATGGCCAAGACGGAATGGATCGTGCACGTCGACATCGATCATCTGCTACCTCACGGGTGCGCCGCACGCCTGCTGACCGAAGAGGTTGAGACGAGGCACTGGTACAGGTTTAACAGGTTCAGGAGAGGGAAAGCGGACGAGACGCGACGCAAGGATAAGATCGACGACGACGTCGAATTCGGACTGATCCATCCGCATGTCGATTCGTACCTGTGCACGAAGTCGATGTACTGGCGGGCGGGAGGGTACGATGAGGACTACTCGGGTTGCCTCGGTGGCGGTAGCCCGTTTCTCAAATTGCTGGAACGAAAAGGTGGTCAGCCGAAGATGCTGTCGAAGAACACGTTCTTGTGTGTGTACACGCGTAGCGTCGTCGACGATGCGTCGGACTTTTCGTTGTCGCGTGACACAGGCGAGTACTCGAGACGTCGTAAGCTCAAGGAGTCGACGAACAACACTAAGCCGGCAAACCCGATCAGGTTTCCTTGGCAGAGGGTGCTATGATATCGTCGTACCCGGAGGTCCGTGACGAATTCGAGACGATCAAGAAGGTGTTGAAAGGATACTCCCTTGCTCGATTCGGCGACGGTGAGATGAAGATGTCTCAGGGCAAGGGATACGTCAGGCAGCTAGGTAGCGACAGGCTCGCAGCAGAACTGACGAAGATCGTCTGCTCGCCGTCTCCCCAGTGCATAGTAGGCATACCTACGATGAACCCGAACGGCCCGAAGATCGAGAGCTGGATCAGGCACGAAGCCAGGTTCATGACTATCCTCGCTCCCGACGTGAAGTACTACTCGGCGTTTGTCTCTCGTCCTGACAGCGCGCCGTGGATCGACAACGAAGAGTATGTCAGATCCGTCGTCTCGCTCTGGGCCGGTAAGAGAGTCGCCGTCCTGTGTGAGAAGAAAGGCTCGCTGTTCCGGGCGGTCAGGCCGGAGGCTAGGCAGGCCGTGCATGTGGAATGCCCGAGGTACGGAGCGTACGACGTCATCGACGCTCTCGAATCTCAGATCGTCTACTCCAATCCCGAAGTCGTGGTCATGTCGTGCGGGCCGTCCGCTACGTGCCTCGCGGATCGGTTGTCGCGTCGCGGTCATCATGCGATCGACCTCGGTAGCATCGGAGGATTTCTATGTCGAACTCTGTACTCAAAAAATCGATAGTGTGCTGGCTCTGGAACGATGCTAACCTGAGCGGTCGTCCGTTTCTTCCTGAGAACGTCAACACCCTACAGCGTTCGATCGAGAGACACAGCTCCGAACAGTTCAGGTTCATCTGCATCTCTGATGTCACGAAAGGATTCGACTCGAAAGTCGAAGTCATTCCCACGCCTAAGGAAGCTCTGCTCGTCGCGAGACATCGATCTCCCGAAGGCGGCAGATTTCCTAGCTGCTATCGTCGACTGTGGATGTTTTCGGAGGACGCTAAGATACTCGGCGAACGCGTTCTTCTGATCGACATCGATATCGTGCCGACGAACGACTGGACACCTCTGTTCTCTCGGACAGAAGATTTCGTCGGATGGCGTCCGTATCGCGACTGGGGAAGACAGCTTCGGTTCGGTGGTGGCATATACCTGATGACGCCGGGTAAGCGATGCCACGTGTGGAGCGGTTTTCAGGGCGCGCCTTCGATTCGGAAAGCTAGAGCCGCTGGATACCGAGGCAGCGATCAGGCGTGGCTCAGCTACTGCCTGGGATCGAAAGAACCGTATTTCGGCAGAGACGCCGGGATCTACAGCATCCGCGATTTCAGCAAGGACACGAGCAAGTTTCCGGCCGACGCCCGCCTGGTCCAGTTCAACGGACCCGTCAAGCCCTGGCAGAGCACCCTGCCCTGGGTCCGGGAGCATTTCCGCTAGAGGCCGGTTTCAGGGTATATTCCTGCCCGACAACCGGGGAGCGAGACGGATGGCAACGATAAGCGGTTTCGTAACACTCGATGAAGCGAAGGATCAGGTGTCGGTGGAGCTTAGCTTCGACGGACACAACGATCGATTGACTCGGCTCATCGCGGCTGCGGAAAAGTGGGCGACAGGTTTTCTGAACGTCGATTCTCTGTCAGACTTCGAGGATTCGCCTGTCTCGTCGCCGCCGTCTCTCCCCGAGGATATCAAGAGCGCGATCCTCATGCATCTCGAAGCGGAGTTCGATAGAGATCCGAACACGTTCGATCTCCTGATGAAGCGAGCCGTCGAGCTGTTGTGGCAGTATCGGCAAGGTCTAGGAGTCTGACATGCCCTGCGGAATGTGTGAGAAGATGAGACGGCGAATGCCGAAGTACGTAAGGCAAGGACTCGAGAAGATCGATCCGACGAGGAGAAAGCAAGATGCAATCGGGAAGGTTCCGACATCAGGTGTCGCTCCAGCGACGGACGGACAGCCAGAACCCGAGCGGTCAGGTAAGCCACAGCTACGCTGAGTTTGCCGAACCGTGGGCTAGGATTTCGTCTATCACGGGTCGGGAGTTCGTAGCCGCGCAGCAGGTCCAGTCGGAAGTCACGACGAAGATCACGATCAGATGGCGGCATGACGTCGACGAGACCTGTCGCGTCGTTCACGTCGTGAAACACGACGAGAACCCCCAGTGGTTCGACGTCTACGACATCGTGGCAGTTCTGCCAGACGACACGGGTCGTCGGGAACTTCAGCTGATGTGCAAGAAGCTTGTTGCGGAGGGCTGGCGTGGCTAGCGTTGTCGAAGGTTACGAGGCGCTTCAGAAGAAGTTTGAGGCGTTGACTTCGCCGAAGGATCAGGCCAAGGTCCTGCGCGCGAGCGTGCGCGAGCCGATGAAGGACGTCCAGCGTCTCGCCCGGGCTAACCTTTCGAAGATCTCCCCTGGCGCGCGCGATCTTCACAGGACCTACAAGGGCAGGCTCGTATCGAGAGGGTACGCGTCCCGGAACATGCGGCTGATCGTCTCCATGAGCAAGGACATGAAAGCCGCGTTCGCGCTTCTCGGAGTTCGGGCGGAGGCGTACTACGTGCTGCAGTTCTTCGAGCGCGGCACGGCGACGATCCCGAAGCAGCCGTGGCTCTGGCCGGCGTTCATCCAGTCGACCGACTCCATGATCAGACGCGTCGGCGAAGTCATGCTAGAGAGGATTGAGAAGGTAGCTAAATCGCGAGGCTGAGATGCTGCACGTCGGACTAAAGAACGAGCTCGTAGCTTCGACGTCCACGTCGGGCTTTCTGGCCGGAGATCCGGACAGGGTTTATCCGCTTGTCATCCCTCAGAAGGTTCAGCGCGGCAAGGCCGTCACGCCATGCGTCACATTTGAGACGCGACAGGTCGTCAGGCAGGAGACGTACTGCGGTACTAGCGGGCTGATCAAGACGATGATGGAGCTGAACTGCTACGCCGTCGACTACGACGAGTCGAAGCAACTCGCCAAAGGGGTTCGTGACGCGCTGATAGATTTTCGGGGGCTCCTAGGTGGTATAGTTGACGTGCGTATGGCGAGTCTAGAAACCGAGTTCGATATACAGGACTTCGAACCCGGACTGTATCGGGTAACACAGTCCTGGACGTTTTGGCACGTGGAGTGAAAACATGACAACTTCGAGTGACACGCTGATCGGCAATGACTGGGTGGTGCAGCTCGGCGATGGCAACTCGCCGCCTGTGTTCTCCGATCTCTGCGCCGCGTTCGATTTCGGTAACGTCGGCGAGGAGAAGCCGCTCGTCGACACGACGGCGTACTGCGATAACGCGCGCGCGTATCGCAACGGCTTGGCCGACGGCGTCGAGATCAAGTTGCAGAACAACTTCATCCCGGGCGACGCTCAGCTTCGCTTCCTCTACGAAGCGTATAAGTCCGATTCGCTCGTCGACATCAGAATCAACCGAAAGGACGCTTCTCCTCCCGAGTTCTTTCAGTTTCAGGCGACGGTCCGTGCGTGGGAGGTATCCGGACAGATCGGAGAACGATCGGTCCTGTCGTACACCTTGAAAATCACCGGTGAGGCAACATGGGAACAGTAAAAGAAAAACTGCTCGCGGCAGCGAAGCTGCGAACTGAAGTGGTCGAGATCGATGGCGTCAGCGTATCCGTTCGGGAGATCAGCACGGAAGAGTTCTCCAAGTACGGTTCGCTGACGACCACCGATCGTCCTCGGGCGACGGCTCATCTGATCGCGGCATGCGTGATCGACGGCGAAGGCAAGCCGGAGCTGACGATCGAGGATGCGATGCGAATCGTCGATTCGGCTCGAGTATCGATGGCGATTGTCAATGCGGTGATGCGCCTGAGCGGCTTCGCCGAAAAAGAGCCTGACGCCAACTGAGCTCTTCGATTACAGGTTAGCCGCGTTACACGGCTATCTCGATGTCGAGGAGATGAAGCGATCGATGAGCCAGCGATCGTATCTCGGTTGGCAAAGGTACTGGAGGGAGGAACCTTGGGGACCGTGGCGAGACAACCTGCATGCGGCGATAATCGCGAGGGAGATCGCCCGTCCGAATCTGCGGCCGGGATCGAAGTATTCCCTGAGCGATGCCTTCTATCGTCCGGTCGAAGAGAAGGTGACGGATGGTCGCATGCGCGTCATCAACTTTCTGAAGCTCATCGCTAGGCCTAGGAGCGAGAAAAAATGACCGACCTCGCAAAGCTTGTCGTTCGCCTCGAGGCGCAGACGGCACAGTACATGGCTCAGCTCGATGCCGCGAACAAGCGGCTCGAGAAGTTCAACAAAAGCGCCGGCGTGTCGGCCGCCGGCATAGCCAAGGGACTGGGCCTGGCTGTCGTCGGAATGGCGGTGGCTTTCGGTAAGATGGCGTACGAAGCTGTCGAAGCCGACGACCGGTTGAACAAGATGTCACAGAAGGTCGGCATCTCGACAGAGTCTCTGTCGCGGATGCAGTACGCCGCGAAGCTTAGCAACGTTTCGTTGGAGGACCTGTCCAACGGGATCGTTAAGCTGTCGAAGTCAGCCGTCTCCGCCGCTCAGGGATCGGACAAAGCAGTCTCTGCATTCGCCGCTATCGGCGTCAACGTCAAGGACGCGAACGGGCAGCTCAAGGGAACCGAAGAACTGCTGCTCGAGGTTGCCGATAAGTTTTCGAAGTACGAAGATGGCGCAGGCAAGGCGGCGCTCGCGCAGGAGCTGTTCAGTCGCGGTGGCGCCGAGCTCATCCCGTTCCTGAACCAGGGACGAGACGGGATCAAGGCGCTCATGCAGGAGGCCGATAAATTCGGTCTGACGGTGTCTACCAAGTCCGCGCAGGCGGCAGAGGATTTCAACGATAACCTGTCGCGGATGCATGCGATCGTAGAGGGGCTGGCTAACCAGGCGGCTGAGCAGCTACTGCCGACGATGTCGGCTATGTCGGAGCGGTTCATCGACGCGGCGAAGGAGGGAGGCGCCCTGGACTTCGCGGCGAAGGCGCTGGCCGTCACGCTCAAGGTCCTGGTGACGGCCGGTATCATCGTCACGAGCATCTTCCAGCAGCTGGGACGGATCATCTACGGAGCCGGCGCTGCGCTATGGGACATCGTCCATGGCAAGTTCAAGTTGGCGGGTCAGGAGATGTCGGACGCGTTCTCGGACGCGAGGGACAACGTCGCGGGCGACATGGACACGATCGCCAAGGTCTGGGCCGACGGCGTCCCGAAGATCGAATCGTCCGCGAAGAAGATCAAGAAGGCGGCGAAAGGGATCCTCGTGTTCGACGACGAGAAGTCGATCGCCGCCATCAAGAAGCTGAGCGAGATGAACGATAACCTGATGGAGCAGGTCAAGACGTTCGGACTCGGCGACGCAGCGGCGACGGAATACAGGCTTACGCTCGGCTCTCTTGCCGATGACGTAGCGAAAGCCGGTCCCAAGGGCAAGGAGCTAGCCAAGTCGATCGTCGCTCAGGCCGATGCGCTCGAACGCCTGCAGAACATCAAGTCGATCCAGGAGATCGACGCGCAGATACAGAGCCTCACGGGTCACACGGTCGAGGCGGCCGATGCCGCGTTCGATCTTCAGAACGCGGTTCTCAAGGCGAGCCTGACGAGACAGAACGACGCGAACGGGTTGAAGCAGCTGGAGGCTCTCAAGTCTCTGACGACGGCGCAAGCCAAGTTCAACGACCTGGAGCTCCAGTCGGAGAACATCCGCGATCGCCTGCAGCTGTCCGAGGACAGGATCCAGCGCGCGCAGGAGTCGGGTTCGATCAGCGAGCTCGACGCCTTGTCTCAGACCGACGAGGCCAGGCAGCAGGCGATCGTCCAGCTGGGGGTCATCGCCGACAAGCAGAAAGAGATCGCGGTCGCGAGTGGAAACCCGGAGATGATTCGCGGGGCTCAGCAGGCAGCCGCTGCGCTCGAGGCTCTGGGCGCTCAGACCGACCTCGTCGCTAAAGGCATCAAGACCGCGTTGGAGAGTTCTATCGAGGAACCGCTGACGAACTTTATCTCCGGAACCGAGAAGGCGCAGGACGCGTTCAAGGACTTTCTCGGCAACCTCGAAAAGATGGTTGCGCAGTTCGTTGCAAAAGATCTGATGCGACGACTCTTCGATCTGGGCGACAGTTCGAGTAGCAGCAGCGGCGGTGGCGGCGGTGGGTTTCTCGGGACAGCGATCAACTTCATCGCCGGTCTAGCGACCCGTGATTCGGGTGGGCGCGGCAAGCCGGGACAGGCGTACGCCATCGGTACGGGCGCGCAGCCGGAGCTGTTCGTCCCTGATTCGCACGGCACCTTCATGCCGCGAGACAAGTGGATGGGAGGCGGTGGCATGACCGTCCACAACAACTTCGCTATCGAGGCTCCGCGCGGCACGGTTTCGATGGAGACCCAGCAGCAGATGGCTAACAGCGCGATGCGCGGTCTCGAGAGAGCGAGACGGAGGAACGGCTGATGAGCTCGACGTGGCCTGTGTTTCCCATCTGCCCGGCGTTCGGATTTACGTCCGCGCCTGACTACTCCGTCACGATCGTGGAGCGATCGGGCGGCGTGCGCAGCGTTAACCGCAACTGGTACTACCCGCTGCACACGTACTCGGCTGTACCGATCGGAGATCGAGACGAGCAGGACATCTATCGCATCCAGAAGTTCTGGCACGCGATCGGCGGTCGCAGCGGCAGGTTCCTGTTCGACGACGGAACTGACAATCACACCGGCGATACGCCCGAGACGGCGACGACGAGATCGGACCAGCCTGTCATGTTGGACGCGAACGACTCTCCACCGCAGTGGCAGCTGTTCAAGCTCTACGAGGACGACACCGTCGTTCCCGGGTTTCAGCAGCTGAGGATCATCCAGAAACCGCGAGCTGTGCTGCTTGCCATCAACGACGTTCCCATCGTCGAAGGCGTCGCGTACACGATAGACTACGACACCGGCATCGTGACGTTTTCCGTCGAACCTGAGTCGAGCGACGCGGTCACCTGGGGCGGGACGTTCTACGTTCCGGTGATGTTCGAAACGCGACCCGAGTTTGTCCTGTCGAACAGGAAGATCAGGCAGACCGGGTTCACGCTGCAGGAGCTGAGACTTCCGAGGTCGTCATGAAAACACTGTCGGCGAATTACCGGTCGCACGTCGCTCAGCAGAACACGACCCTGGCTGTCTGCTGGAGGCTCGTCAAGACGAACGGCGACACGATCCTGGGTACCAACCACGATCGAGACATCGTCATCTCTGCGACGAGCATCGGTTTCGACCTGGGTTCTCCCCCGTTCGATCTCACGGGCGTCTACAAGGCCGGGGCCGGCATTGTGGCGTCGAGCATCAAAGGCAGCAGCGACATGTCGGTCGACAACATGGAGGTCGACGGCGCGCTGTCTCACATCCAGCCGACGCCTGATATGTTCATCGACGTGTCGATCCCTGACATCAAGGCGGGACTGTACGACGGGGCCGGCGTCACGACGTTCATGGTCAACTGGCAGGACCCCGACGACTTTCAGGACGTCCTGAGACACGGGTTCTTCGGTCAGATCAACTGGGACTCCGACGGCAGGTACAAGACTGAGATTCGGGGGCTCATGCAGGTCTTGCAGCAGAACATCGGTCGCACGTGCGGGGAGAACTGCGACGTCGAGGAGTTCGGCGACGCGAGGTGCAAGCTCGATCTCACCAACCACACCGTGACGGGCGTCGTCGTATCGGTGACCAGCAACAAGCAGTTCGTCACCGATCTGAGCTTGAACTCTCCAGCGCAGGGGCAGGGCGACTTCAACACGGGAAAGCTGACGTGGACGACGGGCGAGAACGCAGGATTCGTCGGTCAGGTCAAGGACGACTCGCTGGAGTCGGCGCTGGGATCGCTCGTCATGGTAGAAGAGTTTCCGTTTGACGTGGAGCCGGGGGACGAGTTCGTGCTGATCGAAGGCTGCAACAGACGCGAGACCAGGTGCAAGGCTCTCGGCAACTTCGTCAACTATCGAGGTCCTGGTATACTCATGCCTGGCATGGACGAGATCATCCGCGCGCCATGATCACGAACCTAGAACTCATCGCTCAGGCGCGCGAGCTCGTCGGGGTTCCCTGGATCCACCAGGGCAGGACTCGACTGGGCGTCGACTGCATCGGGCTCGTCGTGCTCGCGGCGAAGAACGCGGGACTGGACATCTTCGCGGCCGCGCGCGTGACGCCCGTGCGCAGGTACTCGCGGGAGGCGAGTCCCGAGCTGTGTTCCCTTGTGGACCGGTGCTGCGAGAAGATCGACTCGCCGATCCCTGGGTGCATCGCGCTGTTCAGGTTCCCTCGAGAGCTGTATCCTAAGCACTTCGCCATCATAGCAGAGAACGGGACCATGATCCATGCTGAAGCCAAGTCGAGATCCCGAGTGATCGAGCACGGATACCGATCACTGTGGCTGAAGCGGACGGACGGGTTGTATAAACTGCCGGGGGTTCGCTATGAGTAACGCCGGCCAAGGCGTCCTCGCCGTAGTCGGTGGTGTCGTCGGGTTCTTCGTCGGCGGTCCGACGGGCGCGCTGTACGGATTTCAGCTCGGCCTGCTCGCAGGTTCGGCCCTGTTCCCGACCCAACTGCCTGGAGTCCAGGGTCCTCGACTCGGCGACGGGCAGGCGACGACGTCGTCGGTGGGCACGCCCATACCCTGGGTCATCGGGCGGCAGATGGTCGGCGGCATGTTCGTCTGGGCGAGTCCGGTGAGGGAGGTTGCGCAGTCGCAGACGCAGGGCGGAAAGGGCGGACCCGAACAGCAGCAGACCACGTACAAGTACTTTCGGTCGTTCGCCATCCTGCTGTGCGAGGGCCCGATCGCCGGCGTCGGTCGCATATGGGCTAATGGGAAGATCATCTACGACTCGACCGTGGCTTCGCTCCCCGACATCGATATCGACCTGAGCGACATCTCTGGCGAGTTTCTCTCCGCCGTCGTCGGCAGAGACGTAGCTAACAGCACGTGGGCCGACAAGATGACGATCTACCTCGGGACCGAGGATCAGATGCCCGATCCCGTGATCGAGTCTTTCGAAGGCGTCGGCAACGTTCCCGCGTATCGCGGCTACGCGTACGCCGTGTTCGACGATGTGGAGATGAAGCCGGAGGATGGCAACCGCGTGCCGGCCCAGTGGAAGTGGGAGGTGTACACGTCGGGATCGACTGACGACTTCGACACGTCGCGGTACTCGAACGAGGTTCTGTACCCGTGGAAGACGGGCGACAACGACCCGATAGATTCGAGGAACCTGAACACGTACGGAATCGATTCGGTGACGTATCCGTACCCGTCGATCAGCAACGCGTTAGCTGCGTACAATGTGTCGGCTGGGATCTACGAGGCGCAGGGTCCTGTGCGCGGGTGGTACTCCGCTGGCGATTTCGATAGGATATCTCCCTACTTCGACGGCTCGGGTTTCGAAGGCGTTAAGTGTCACGTGTACTACGCTCGATGGGACGTGTCCGTGGTCAGGATGTGGGCTAGCTCGTCGCAGGGTTGCAGCGAATACCCGCCCTTCGTTCAACCGTACTACGTCATCACGACCGATCCGATCCAGACGCCGCATCACAGCGTTCGCCAGGTGACCCAGAACGGAGTCACGGCGAACAACGCTTTCGGTTTCGCTCCCGGGTCTCAGGAGTTCACCTGCCTGGCGGGAGTCAGGCAGTGGCGGCTCGACGACGCCGTCATCTTCGTCAAACGCGCGCCTTCTCCCCCGCCAGCGCCGTGCTTTGCCACTATCCCGGAGAACCCGAATTTCTGCGTCGACGAGGACGGCAACCTGTTCCCGACCGGCGACTGGGTTCTAGACGTCGGGACGTACAAGGTTCTCCAGTCGTACGCTGATAACAACGGGAACAACGTCACCGCGTACCCGCTGTCTCCGGCCAGACCGCTCGGCCATCCAGACTACAACGATCAGGCGTTCTGGGAGGACGCGTACGCGCAGGCCGTAGCGCTGGGCGACATGCCCGCAGGGCTGACGTACGGAATTCATTACCCTGATGTTCAGGGATTCGGCTACAAGTTGGAGAGCGCGTCGCAGGTGTCGTCGGCGAACCTCGTGTCGCTCGCCGACGTGGTCGCCGCCATCACAGCCAAGGCCGGCGTCAAGGTTAACCTGCTGTACGATGTGTCTGACCTCGAGGACATCTTCATCATCGGGTACCAAGTGTCCAGACCGATGCCCGCCAGGTCGGCGATCGAACCGCTCAGGTCGGTCGGATTCTTCGACGTCGTCGAGTCGGGAATCGAGATTAAGTACGTCACGCGCGGGAAGGCTACGGTCGACGATCTGATCGAGGACGACCTGGGTGCCAGGTTCTCTGATTCGGAGCACGTCCCGATCACGACGTCGCAGAAGACGCTCGAGTTCGAGTTGCCACAGATGATCCGAGTTCACTACCAGAACCCCGATCGCGACCTCGATCCAGGCGAAGAAGATTCTCCGACGAGGGTTGGGACGAAGGCCCAGTCTGTCGTAGACGTCGAGGTACCTGTCGCCATCTATCCGGACTTCGCCGCTCGGGTGGCTGACGTCGTCATGCGAGACCTCTGGACGGCCCGCTACACGTACACCGGACAGACGGATATATCCAAGGCCGCGCTCGAACCGGGCGACTGCGTCACGATCCCTGTCGACGGGCGCGTCGAGCGCGTGCGCATTCCCGGTCTGACGAACATGTTGCCTAACCTCAGGCAGTTCGATTTCATCAGGGACGACGACGGGCAGTACGTCTCGACGGCGACGGGCGCAGCCCAGGCGACCGACAGGCAGACGGTCGTGTACTACGGTCCGGTCCTCGGGATCTTGATGGACCTACCGCCGCTGGACGTCGAAGAGGACGACCGCGCGGGGTTCTTCTTCGCCGCAAGACCTCTCATCGCAGGTGGATCGTTCAGGGGCGCCACCCTCTCGCGTAGCCGCGACGGCGTCAACTTTCTTCCCGTGTCTGCGACGTCGGACGCTACGACGATGGGCTCGCTCCTCGCGGATCTATCTGCCGGCGTGACGACGATCTTCGACTGGGACAACGAGATCCTGGTGTCGATAGCGTACGGCGCGCTGG